TACCACAGCGGAGAACCGCTGCCCCTTGAACTTGTCCAGCTTCTCATAGTTGGTGATATTGATGCCGGGTTGCAGCTGATCCGCATTCTCGCAGATCGTAACAGGGATGCCGAACCGCTTGCCCTCCATGAGCGTTTGCGGGGCAACGGCAAGAGGGGCCACAATCAGGGCCATCCCGCCGCGATCCTCGCAGGCACGGTGCGCAAACTCCAGCTGCATCAGGGTCTTGCCCAGACCGCAATCCGCAAAGATAGCGGCGCGGCCTTTGGCAAGTGCCCAGCGAACAATATCCCGCTGAAAACTGTACAGATTCGGATTCAGGTCATCCACGGATACCGTGATGCTGTCCGTATGCACAGCCCTTTCAGACTTGTGCTGTACAAAGTCGAGATAGTTTTCCATGCGATCCTCCGTTTTACAGGTCGAAAATCAGCTCATCGACAGGTTCAACGGAATCCACGTTCAGCTCCTTATATGCGGCAGGGTCATCATCCAAGAATGCTTCTTTTGCTTCTTCCTCGCTGTTCGCGTAGTCAGAAGAAATATAAGCCACGCCGGAAAACGTGATCTTATAGCCATCAAAGTCCTTTGCGTATTTAGGCATCGTTACTTCCTCCTTGTCTTTTTGTAGACCGCTTTTGTTTCAAACTCAATGTGACCAGCAGAAAACATAGAGGTTTCATTTACTCGTCTGTTTATCTCGGCCACCAGCTCCTCATCCGTAAATTTGCGGATGTCATGCTCAAAGCGGCGGTAATACTCATCATCGGGCAGATGCTCGACATAACTGCCGTAATCCGCGCCGTCCCTTTCCGATTCCAAAAACATCATCTGCGCTTGAATCCGGGGCCAGATACGGTTAGAGAAATACAGGGTTTCTGCGGTCGTTACCCCGTATGTATTCGTGACGGCATCCACGAACACACCGCGCTTTCCGTGTTGCACACGGGAGATTTTGAGAATACTTACCTCAAAAATATCCATGCGTTAATCCTTTTTGAAGAACGTGCCCACCCAGCCATCAGCGTTAAGGGGCAAGCCCTGCGCCCACGGGATAGGCTGCGTCATAAGATGGGTGACATGATCCAGCATCTCATCCGGCGTACCGAATGCGGGGCAGTCAATCACGCACTCATCGTGGATGTGGAAAACAACGGGCAGACCCGCCGCCTCCAGATGTTCAATGGCAAGGGCCAGAGCATCACGGGCAATGGCTTGCACGATGTTTTCCGTCAGCTTTCCGCCATAGGTTTCCACCCGCTGCCATTTCTTCGTCATCTGGTTCTGCCCCATGTAGTTGATGGACGCAGAGCCGAAACGGTTAACACCCACTTGCGGATTAACGTAGTACAGTTTCCGGGTGGACGGGAGCTGAATAGTCAGCAGGGATACGTTTTGCAGCGGGTCATATTCACGGGCAAAGGTAACACCGTTGACCGTTCTTGCACCGCCAGCAGAAACAACGTGCATCACAGCATCGTCAATCTTGTACCACAGCTGGGCGATCTTCTTGTTTGCAGACCGCCAGCGGGTGACAATATCGGGCAGTTCTTCCTCATGCAGGCCCATTTTCAAAGCACCCATGTTGATAAGGGCATTCGGCCCGCCGTTGTAACCGAGGGCCAGTTCTGCCACCTTACCTTTTGCGCGGAGTGCATATTCCGGGTTTCCCTTTTTGATGCGCTCGATAGGCACGTTGAACATCTGGGATGCAGATGCCTCATAGATTTTGCCGTGAGTACGGAAAACATCAAGCCGCCATTCCTCGCCAGCCAGCCAAGAGATGACACGCGCCTCGATTGCAGAAAAGTCTGCGTCAATCAGCACGTTCCCCGGTGTAGCTATGAACGCCGTGCGGATCAGCTGCGACAGCGTATCGGGAACACTCCCGAAAATCATACCCAGACCGTCCGCTGACCGCTGCTTGACCAGATTTCGTGCGGGATCGAGTAACGAGATGTATGTACGAGGGAGATTCTGCACCTGAACCAGACGGCCAGCCCATCGCCCGGTACGGTTCGCACCGTAGAACTGCAACAGGCCCCGGACACGCCCATCAGAGCAGACGCACATCTCCAGCGCGTTATACTTCTTCGTGGATGTCTTGCCCAGCTCCTGCCGGATTTCTAGCATACGGGCCACGGATGCGCTGTTACCCTCACGGGATAACAGGGTATTCACGGTATCCTTGCGCAGATTGTCCACGCCGATGCCGTCATCCTGTTCATTGAGCCATGCGGTCAACTGTGCAACGCTGTTCGGGTTGCTCAAGCCGGAAATGCTCTGCGCCTCTGCAACAAAGCGGTCATGCACGGTCTGGGCGATGTTCAATGCGCCCTCAACGAGTTGCATATCCACTGCCACGCCGCGCTGATTGATGCGCAGATCAGTTTCCCACTGCTTCTGCACCGCGTCAGGCACGGGCACATTAGACAGGCGGCGGTCGATCTCCATTTCCGTTACAACGTCCTGCAAATTGTAATCCTTGAACAGTGCCCACTTGTCAGGATCGTGGTAGTAGTAGTTTCTGGTGCGCCCGCCATTGGCCTTAGAGGGCTTGCAGGGCACACAGAAATAACGGATAAGGGCTTTGCCTGTTGCCAGCTTGCGCTTGTCCTCTGGCAAGCCTAACGCCGCGCCTGTGATGCCCAGACCAGCGGTATAACCGCAGTACAGACCGTGCAACATGGTATCCCGCCATTGGGCGGGAATCTGCTGACCGTAGACCTTAGACAAACACCCGAACTCAAACGCCGCGTTATATGCGTGTTTAATATAGTCCGGGTCAAACAATGCGCTGATAAGCCAAGGGGGAGGCTGCTCCCCGCTGGCCATATCAACGCACTGCACCTGTCCGCCATCCACGGAGTATGCAAATAGCAGAATCTCAAAATCGGGAGAATCAATGTATCGCCACGCCCCAGCCTTGTTGATAGGAACGCTGGAGAATGTTTCGAGGTCGATAGAAAGATGGTGCATTGATTGCCTCCCGCCGCTTTACTGGATCAGTTCGCCAGTAATGGGGTTGACGTTTGCCGCCTGCGGATAGGGAGTGTAACCCTGCACGGCGGGCTGGGCAACGGGCTGAGGCTGCGCCATAGGTGCGGCGACAGGAGCCGGAGCAGCAACGGGAGCCATGCCCGGTGTAGCCGCTGCGCCCATAGTAACCTGTCCGGCGACATTTGCGGGGGGAGCCTCGATACCAGCGAAATCATCCTCGGCGGATGCACGGCCAGCCAGAACTTCACCATCGCGGGTCTTGAGGACGTTGTTCAGACCGCAGCACATCTTGTTACCACCCTTGTTCGTGCCAAAGAAGCGGATAGTCACCTGACCATACATACCGCTGTAAATCTCCTGCGGCTGGGCGGGAACCTTGCTCCATGTGCCATTGGCGAACAGCCAGCGAATGACCTGCGGCTGCTGTGCGCTGGATGCGCCCAGAACGTAGCAGCCCTTAGCCTCCGGGCCGTAGGGCTTGCCGGACTGGTTCACGCCGTCACCGTCATGCAGGACGGAGAACAGCGCAGTTTCCGGCAGGCAGAAACCGCCCCACTGGGAAGATGCAGCGGTCTGAGCTGCGGCGCGGATAGCCGCCTTGATCTGCTCCACCAGCGCGGTATTGGTCTTGGGGATCAGCAGCGACACGCTGAACTTAGGCGTTGCGCCGGGGGTAGAGGGGCTGGCATACGCCTCATTGATATGGACGTAGGACAGGCGGACTTCATCGGTCAGAACCTTACAAGGATCATTCTGGAACATACTAACTAACCTCCTAAAAAGTAGTAGTCTGGAAATTCCTTTCGGAAATCATTGTAAATGGAGCGGCGTTTTACGATCCGCTCATACGTTTTCTTGGTTTTCTGGATGTCGCGGTAAAGGTCATCGTTTTGAGCATTTGCAATGGCCTTTTCGACACCGTGCAGATTATCGGTATCCCGGTAGCAGTGTTCATAGATGCGCTCGGCCTCTTTCCACCGCTCCTTTGTGCGGACTTGCTCATCCGGGAACCAGAGATCAAGACAAGAGATCGCCTGCCTGTTATCCCATGCGTTCTTGAACATCAGGCGAATCAACTTCGTATACTTATCTTGCGTAACGGTATGAACCACCTTTGCAAAATCACCACAATACGAAAAGTTGATGCCGTGGAACCAGTCAACGCATGAAAACGACAGGGCATCAATCTTCATGCTTTACACCCGCAAAGTCTGCTTCGGCGGAACTGTATGCAGGCCGCTTATCGCTCTCTTTTGCCAGTGTAGGCGCACCCATCGGCCTCACGATCTGATCCTCCAGCAGTTCGCCAAAGTGCTTCTTGCCGATGACCTTTTCCAATTCGGAGAGGCTTTTCGGCTTATAGTCGTAGATCAGAGCGCGGTCAATGCCGCTGTCCAGCAGCGTTTTGATGGCGGTATCCGTGTCAGCAAAAGAACGGACACTGCGACCAGCAACACACTTATAGCCCTTGATGGGATGACCCTGCATCAGCCGATCCAGCGCATAGTCCTTGATGGAACCGTACCAGTGGATGAGGTTTTCGCCCACGGTCAGCAGATCGCCGATTTCATCATCGGACAGGATGGGCGGCAGACCCAGCATCTTGCGGCCAGCCGGATCAACGCATTCACCAGCCGGAATCTGACCGACAGGAACACAATCCTTAAACTCTGCCAGCGCGGTGTTCTGCTCAGCACGGGCGCGACACTGGGCCTTGCCACGGCAGAATCGGCACCAATCGCCGGGATTGAACTGCGCACCGTTGCCCGTAAAAGCGGCCTGTGCTGCGGGCTGTACGATTTTCCGGCCCCATTCATACAGAGCCTCGACAGTCGTTTCATAGGGGTGAACATCCTCAGTGATACGGGGCTGAACGATGGTCATGCGAACACGCTTGATCGTGTCACCGTACATCGCTTTATACTTTTCCACCGCACCGATGGCGTACAGCTTCATCTGCGGATTTTCCACAGGAGAAACAGGAACGCCCTTTCCGTGCTTGTAATCGGTGATGTCGATGATGTCATCACCAATCATCACATTATCACAAGTGCCGAAACCATCCGGCACAAATACAGAAAAGTCAACGTGTACCTCGCTTGCCGTGTACGGCATCACAGAATAGCCGTTCGCCTTTTCCATGAGGTGATCCGCGTAGAACTCAGCACAGTGGAGCATCTCGTCAGCGTAGTAGGGCTTACCCTGCAACTTTTTGAGGGCATTGTTGAATTTCTTCTTATCCAACTGCCCAAACTTGTACCGGGCATACAGTTCACAAAATTCGTGAGCCAGTGTGCCTTCCTCGGCAAAACTGCTGGTGCTGCTGGGGAAATTCAACTCAAAACGCGGAGCGGCGGTGCAATTCAGCCAGCGATGGGCTGAACTGCTGGAGCAGAGAGCGTGTTTACTCGGTGTAGGCATATCCACCCGCCTCCCTTAGTCGAACTTACCGCCCAGAGCGATGAGCTTTTCAGCGACCACGGGATACTGCTCAGGACGCAGCTGAGGAATTGCCATAACGCCCATTTCGTTCAGGATCGCGGACAGCTGCGGCATCATGCCCTTGTCCAACAGTGCTGCGCCGACCTTGGCGATGTCCTGCATGGTGTACTGGCGGGGCTGGGGCTGCTCAGTAACAGGGGAACCCGTAGTAACAGGGGGGACAGTCTGCGAAACGGATGTGACAGGTGCGGCAGTCACCGATTGCTGAACAGCCGGGATAGGGTTTGCCACGGGAGCCGGAGCGGGTGCAACGGGCTGCTGGACTACGGAAGCCTGTGCAATCGGGGCAGGGATAGGAGCCACGGGCTGCTGCGCTACGGTAGCAACAGGGGTCTCAGATGCGGGGGTGAGCGGCGGAACGGGTGCAGGGCCGGGAACAGTGTGCGGCGGCTCAACGGGAGCCGGAGCAGGCGCGGCGGGCTGCTGGACTACGGGAGCCTCGACCTGTGCGGGAACTTCCTCAGCAGCGGACTTATCGCTCTTACGACGGCGGGTCTGCTTCACTGCCTTGTCAGTGGCATCAGCGGCGTTGATGACAGGCTGAACCTTGATCTCGCCAAAGTTAGAAACGGCGGTAGCCAGATTGTTCACGGCAGCGGCCAGTTCGGGGGCCTCAATGAGAATCTTAATCTCCATAGTGATTTACTCCTTTTCTTTCACGTTCGGCTTTCCACGCTTGATACCGGGCCTCGTTCTGAGGGTCAGCATAGAATGCCTTTGCAGACTGCAAAACGGTAGCGGCCAGCAGATTAACTTCTGCCGGGGGGATCAGCTTCGGAATGATCTTCATGGTTTGCTTCTTCCTCTCTGACTTTTTCCTCCAGACGATCCAGAGCCGCGAAAATGCGATCCCGCGTTCCATCTCTGGGGCCTGTCCTACCATTGATGACCTCGGACAGATATGCGGGGTTATAGCCGCATTCATCCGCCAGTTCCTTCATCTTGATCTGCGCGACATGACATCGCGCTTTAACTTCGCCTGTCCATGCTTCAAGCATTCAATGACCACCTCCTATCTCAGTCAAAAAAGTTTATATATCAGTTGAATTTATTTGACTTTTGCGCTATAATCGAGGTGTCCAATCACAATTACATACGCTGAAAACAAGCTCACGGGATGACTGTTCCCTAGGGCCTAGTTTCTTATAGTCAAATTATTTTGACTGACAACGATATTATAACAAAAATAATTTGACTGTCAAGAGTTTCAGCAAAAATAGTTTGACTGAACGGAGGCAGTTATGTCGTTTTATGATCGGTATGTGGATTGCTGTAAATCGGATGGCATCGAACCCGCATCCCAGTATGCCGCTGATCTCTGGAATGTAACACGGGCAACAGTGTCTGCATGGAAGAAAAACGGGAATGCGCCGCGCGGCGATATTGTGGCGCGAATATCAGCGCATTTTAATGTGTCCGCTGACTATTTGCTGGAGTTGACGGACGAGAAAAAACCCATACAAGAACCCTACACGGCACAACCGAAAATCCTGAGCCTGTATGATGCGCTCGATGCGGACGATCAGCAAAAAGCACTATCCTTTTTGGAGTTCATGCTTACGGATGGAAAGTATCGGGTAGCCACAAACACACAGGCGGGTGCGTAAAAGAATCGGCAATCTGATATACTTGGATTTTGGAAAAAACGGAGGACGGTAACATGGCAAACTATACGACCAGCACAAGCGACAAGTCGAGGGATAGAGCGGTCAAGCTGCTGCTGTGCGGTGGAATCGGTCTGCACTATTTCTACGTTGGCCGGATTAAGGCGGGCTTGATCCATGCCGCATTAGGCATCGTCATGTGGTTAGGAGCTGTTGGTATGATAATTGAGGGCGCGGGCAGCGAGAAGTTATTTTCTCTCTGGATAATTTTTCTACTGGCCTGCTTCAACGTACCTGACCTGATCCGGCTGAAACTGGGCAAGTTCCGGGATAATGTGGGCGATTATCTGCGGCAATAAAAAAGCCCGCACACTGGCGGGCGGGTGATGGTATGAAAAAAGAGAACGAAATCCGGGCAGTTGTCTACGCCCGGTACTCATCCCATTCGCAAACAGAACAGAGCATAGAGGGCCAGATAAGCGCGGCTCAGGTGTACGCAAAAGCCAAGGGATACACCATCGTCAAAGAATATGTTGACCGGGCTAAAACGGGTAAAAACGACAACCGCGAGGCTTTCCAGCAGATGCTGTCCGACACGGCAAAGCATGAGTTTTCGGTCATCATTGTTTGGAAGGTAGACCGTTTCGGGCGAAACCGTGAGGAGATCACGTTCAACAAGTACCGCTGCAAAAAGAATGATGTCCGGGTGGAGTACATCGCCGAGGCCGTTCCAGACAGCCCGGAGGGCGTCATTCTGGAAAGCGTTCTGGAGGGCATGGCAGAGTATTACAGCTTGCAGCTTGCCCAGAACATCCGCCGGGGCATCCGTGCCAGCGCAGAGAAGTGTCAAGCCATCGGCGGGCACTGTTCGCTGGGATACGCGATTGACCCTAAAACGAAAAAGTATGTCATCGACCCGGATACCGCGCCCACGGTGCAACTGATCTTTGAGAAATACGCAGAGGGCTACACCGGCATGGACATTGTGCGGCTGCTGAACGAGAAAGGGCTGCGCACCGTCCGAGGCAAGCCGTTTACTAAAAACTCCCTCTGGACGATCCTCAAGAATGAACGGTATGCGGGTGTATACCTGTTCAAGGATGAGGTGCGCGTAGAGGGCGGAATCCCTGCGCTGGTCAGCCGTGAAACATTTGACAAGGTGCAGGAGATGCTGGAGATCAATCACCGATCCCCGGTGAACACATGGAACCGGGCAACGTATCTGCTGACTGATAAGCTGTTCTGCGGGCACTGCGGCTCTAAGATGGTGGGCGAATGCGGTACATCCCGAACGGGCGCAACGTACAACTATTACATCTGCGCCGGGAAAAAGCGGGAACGGAACTGCTCTAAGAAAGCGGTTCGGCAGGACTGGATAGAGAAAGTCGTATTACAACAGATTCGCCGGGTGCTGTTCGATCGGGAGTTTTTGGAGTTCATCGCGCACAAGGCCTACACCTACTATCTGGAGGAAAAGAAAAAGCTGGATCAGTCCGCCGCGATAAAGGCGCAACTGTCCAGCGTGGAAAGTTCCATTGATAATCTGATCCGGGCGATGGAGGCAGGCATTTTTAGTGCTTCTACAAAATCCCGGCTGGATGATCTGGAAAACCAGAAAACAGTCCTCACTCGGACGCTGGCCGAAATTAAGCTGTCAGAAGAATCTTTCGACCTCACAGAAGATCGCATCCTGTTCTTCCTTGAATCCATGCGTGGGCTGGATATGGATGACGTAGACAGCCGGAAACGACTGGTAAAAACATTCGTGAATGCCGTGTACCTGTACGATGACAAAATCACACTGGCGTTCAATTTCACGGATTCATGTGAAAAACCAGAAATTATAGAGCTGGCGGACATCGCGGATGGTGTCGTTGAAAAGTTCGTACACCGTGCGTCATGCTCCAGCGGAGAATTGCATGATGCAGTTTACTATGGTGATAACATAATGATCGACCCCGGCTCTGATGATGAATCCGCCGTACGCAACTTCATTGTCCGCCTTGACCTGACCAACTGAGATTGGGGCACCATAACGGGTGCCACATTTACCATTACGGTCACAGCTCCCTCTCGGGACTTTACTTTTGACGCCACTACTGGAACAATTAAAAAATATAATGGAAACGACGCCGTT